CCGAAGGCTGCTCGTTTCTAGCAGACGATTGAACCTTCTCATATTGATTATCTACACTGACCCCTTCTTCGCGGAACATGGTTCCTCTTCCCATTGAAATATCCGGTCGGTTGTTTGTATATTGCATACCGGGTCGAGTTGGTGGAGCCTGGGATTTTGTCTCAATGGGTGGGGGTGGAACGCCATAAGAAGTGTTGACTTTTTCGTCGGGATGTAAGACGCTGTTTACAAAATCGAAACCTGGACTCTGTTTACTCATAGTTTGAGCAGTCGCAGTCGAAAACATTTTCATTAGCTCGGGGCTCTGTTTGATAACATCGTTAAATCCAGGTGTAGCAGTAGATAAAGCCTTATTCGTAATATTCAGCACTGCTCCGCTAAATCCAACTCGAAGCAACAATGAAACCTCGGGAGACATTTTACCTCCTTTGTATTTATCATGGAGTTCTGCGAAAATTTCTTCGTAACTATCGATATCCTCGTTAATCTGCTCCCCCCAACCATCCAGGTTAAGACCAAATGGGTCGAATACGGCATTACCATATTCAAGTGAGTTAATTAAGGTTGTGAACCACCAGCCCTGCAGTTTAATACTATCCTTTTTACGTTTGTCTTCCATTGCCGTCTCATATTCGTCTTCGACTTCATCGTAATCCGAATCGAGAGTGAAGTGGGAAATATGTTTGATAAGGCCCTTTTCGTGCCATTCCTCCAGCTTTTTAATCATGGCGCGTTGTTTGCGACGTTTATCTCGGTCAGACATTCGTGGAGCGCTAACATTTGGAACATCATTCATTTTACCGAACCCATCCCATGTATTTGTATTTCCCATGCCGTTCACGGTTGCCGACCCAATCTTAGAATCAGTTTCCAATGGAGCAGATGTCTCTTGTCGGCTGCTTCGGCCAAAACTGAACATGTCTGTGAATCCACCCCCGCTTTTGGGTTCGGGTGTAGCCGGTTTATTTGATAGTTCGTTCAACTCGTTCTCCAAATCGTCTAAATCATTCATATCTACTTTGGTAGCTCCCGACCTCTGTTTATCGTTCATTAAAAGCTCTATTCCTGGACCGAAATTAACGGACGGCGATGAATTGCGATGTGCGGAGTGGTCATGGTCTTGCAATTGGAAAGACACAGGTTCAAGATCACTCAATCCAATATCAATGACTTCCATAAAATCAACTTATGATAAGCTTACAATATTTATTTTTAAGTCGTCCGCATAAGTAATTAGTTTTGTGTGTTTTAAATACCAGATTCCTTGTAGGAATGCATCCGCCAAATCGTCTTTCTTGGGTGTATCCAACACATTTACCCAATCGCCTAAACCCATATTTGCCTGTAAAAATTTCCCGCAAAACTCGATACTGTCCTTTTTATGTTGTTTGTATGTTTCACGTTCACTTGAAATTACTAAATGTTTCAGTTTATTTGCCGAAGATACAAATTCTACATGGGGTAAATTTGCCTGCATTATATAGTATTGCGCCAGCATGCCTTGAATCGTTTTCATTCGAGAAGCGATGGTTGATATTTGATTCTCCATAATCACATGAGTAATATCATGTGTGTCGACCAAATTATCTAAACGGCGTTTCATATTTCGTCCAATTGTAATTAAATCGACTTCGCCTGCAGTTTTGCGTTTCTTGGACACGATTGGATGGATACAAGTGTTATCTAGATGTTCGATTAATGCGTCGCAGCAACCCTTTTTGGTCGAAGGCATTTCACGATTCATCCATAATTTGTGCGAGACCCCCATCTCAACCAATGCATCCTTGGACATTTGGCGTATACTCGCAGCAGAGTTGGATTTATTGCGTAACAGAAGAGGATTGTCCTTAATGTATTTCTTCATGTGTGTTTCGCAATAGTATTGATCGCCTTTTACATATTTCGCCTTGCTCGTGCATACCTTGAGCAATTTGCGCTGAGCCAAATTACATGTGCACGATTGTGCAGCCGGCATTTCGTCCATTAAATTCAATATGCCCCAATCTTGGACATGGGTTGAATTATGTTGAACCAGAAACACACAATACGCCATGTTTTTTATCCCGATGTCGAAACTGATCAGTTTCATCAATTGTTATAATGGAGGATAGAGATCTATTTTTATATAGATGTTTATTCAAAGACATTATTCATCGCACAGATGCTTCACACGCCAGGCGATCCGCTTCGCGGTTACCGACAGAATGTATATCAGACGCGTTTGTGTGAGCCTTTACGTAAACCAACCTGCAATTGGGCAATCTATTATAAGATTCATACAATTCTTGGACAAGGTCTTTATTTGGTATGTCTATTTTCCAAGTATTACGAGAACACTTTTCACCATAGCTTGTCGCACACTTTATAGAATATTCGGAGTCGGTTGCGATACATACTCGCTTTCCCGTTTCAAGATCTGCTTGAATTAACCCGATTGCACAAATAATCGCGGTCAACTCGGCCGCATTGTTCGTTTGCTTACCAACAAGGGGACTCGACACATTACGGGGGTCATTTTGACCAAAATATATGCCTATTCCCGCAATAGCGTCACGTGTCCCATTTTTACTGCACGACCCATCCGTATATACATAATAATCTGGGTGAAAATCATCAGCTGAAGTATTGGTCAATATATGATTTTGCACAAATAGATTCGCATCCTCTGCGTGATCAAACTTTTTGAAAACGGCATTGCGGTAACCTTGGACAGATTGTTTACAGTCTGTCCAATTTGAAAAAACGCCGGGTGTGTGGCCGGCGGCTACTGCATAAAACATGATAGAGTATATCACAGATACTCTCTAAATATATTTATCTACAGCAAATCTGAATCGTTTCACACGATTATCAATTGAATCGGACGTTAAAAATACAAACATAGTCAGACTACCGGCTTCGAGCAACTCCTTCATTTTAAGATGCTTTAATCCGTATATCCCATCAAACGGAGATGGTATATGTCTTATGAATACCCTACCTATATAGGAGAAGATTCCCAAACATCCCAGAACGATTATGAGTTTTACAAATTCAATCAGAATATGCAATTTATCTGTATTATCGGTAGGGACATCATAATAGAGTATAGTCTTATCCAAGGCAATGTTTATGAGAATCGCTACTAAGAATTGAATAATTATGATGTAGACAACATTGAATGATTTAACTAGATAGAATCCCATATATATACTGCAATCATTTTTTAGACATGTAAGAGAATAATTGTTCTTGAGTTATGGATTGCGGTTCGCGACGGCTGGCCAATTCCTCTCGACTCAAATACAATTTTTTCAAATCGCTTCGTTCATTGGTAATAGAGGCGGGATTTTTATAGGCAATACCCGTGTTTGAGAGTACGCCACCGCCCCCTCTCTCATTTTCACGAAATCGTTCAAAATAACCGCAGTCATTGCACGCCTCTCTAAAGTTAGACTCTGCGATCTCCTTGGAATTGTCTATCAAATATTTTCTGTACTCCCAATTTGATTTTACCCCACTCTGTTTGATTAAATTACTATTTAATATTGCTTCTGGTTGATATGATGCGATAAGCGATCGACTATCGCCCATGTTGGCGGGAAAGGTTGGATAGACATTATTTGTAGCATACCCCAGTGTCGAAAGGGGCTGTTGCTTTTGGTCGCACGAATATGCGGATGATATTGGTTCGGGTTGCGGATAAGAAAACATTATATATTATTCCATATATATTGTTTTTCAGTGTTCATTCTAAGCTACGACATGATTCTCGATTAATTCTAAAATTTGCGCCTTTTTCATTTTAGAGGCATCGTCGACCCAGCCTCGTTCGGTAATGTATGTTTTTAAAGCTCCTAAAGTCATCTTGGAAAAATTAGGAGAAGTGTCGATTACAAGTCTCGTCACCTCTACGATAACGTCGCTTTCTTTCACAGTTTCAATAATTGCGGGTGTGGATGGTTGAATAATATCCACACTAAGGTTGTCTTCGTCACCGTCGGAGACAACAATTTTTTCGCCGCCCTCACTCTCATCGTCGCTATCACTCTCATCGTCGCTATCACCCTCATCGTCACCATCACTCCCGTCGTCGCTATCATCATAATTACTACATTCTTCTGTGACCGCACACTTCATATTATCGGAAAGTGTGGGTCCATTGCTGTTAGTATACAACCCTTTGGGGTAAGGAGTTACCGGTCGTTCATGTGACAGAATAAACGCCTTTACATTGGTCAATTCTTGAGCCAAATTATTAATAATTTCAAACATAGTATCTTGCTTTCCTTCCGCAATACTTAGACGCTGTTTAAAGTGATAAACCAGTAATAAAATCAACACAAAGGTTATTCCTAAACTAATAAAGAACGATGTCTCTACGAAGTCAAACATAGCTAGCTATTTATACTAATCGAACAAATAAACTGACGCGATTAAACGAACATAAATTATGTAATATTGTATATCCATAATATATAAACACATGGATACCATTTCGAAAGAAACAGAAATAAAAGAATTAGATCCACCAGAAATAGATGAAAACATAGGCTCAAATTCATCGCCAATGAAAATAACGAAAAATGTGATTATTATCATTTTAGCATCACTCTTGATTTTATCATTTTTAGGAGTAAATATATTCCGCAATATAGCAATCGGTATACAGAATATTGTCGTTAAAATATTATCCATGGTGGGATTTTATACTGGTGCTATTATTAATACGTCCGCCGATATAATTGGCGATACTGCTAAGGGAGGTGTAGACATAGCCGAAGGTAGCATTCACTCGATTGGTAATTTATTGCAAAATACAAACAATATGAATGGTGATACGACCGCACAAATGCAATGGAATATGTCGATGTTTAATTTAAATCCAACACCTAAACCCGACGTTTCTAATAATCCACCTGTTGTCAAAGATGTTCAGCCGGATTTAGATACAACATTAAACAATGGGCTTAAAAAGGAGGTTAAATATGAACCGTCCCTCACTTCTTCGCGCGGGAAAAAATGGTGTCCGATTGGACATTCTAATGGGAGTGGGAAATGTATGCAGATCGACGAAAGTCAAAAGTGCATGTTTGGTAAAGTATTTGATACACAGGATGTATGCGAGCAAAATATAGACTCGTCGGCATTTAAAGGCTATGCATCCCAAGAACGAGAAATAAACTGGGGTAAACCTCCGCCTCCTCCTCCACCGGCTGCATTAACTCCACCATATCAACCGCAGATGTTCAATGAATTACCTGGACAATCGTGCGGTCGAATGCCTCCATATTCATATATAGGCGGGTCTTCTTTACCCATT